CTGAGACATAGCTACCTCCAGGCTATCGTCTTTTGGGACGAGTTGAAATGTGGGTCCCGTCGAATCGTCGGTCCACAATGAGATCCGATCGAAGTTCACGTACAAGATGTCGCGATCTTCGTCCGGGGCTTTCCTCGCCGGTGCTGTTGGATAGCCGAGCGTCAGATGAGGAGTCCACTCGGGATACTGTTCTACCGAGTTATATGCTTCCGAGATGAGATCGTTCTGGAGAAGCTGTGACCTGAACGTCGCAATTCGGCTAGCATACTTCTTGTAGAAAAACAGTACGTCCGCATCGTCGGGACCCAGAAGACCTCGACGCTCGACTTCGAGTATGAACGGCGACAGAGTGGAAGCTGCGTGTTCGACGAAGCCAGAAATAAGGTCGATCTTCGACTGGTCGAACCCTGGCTCTCCCAGATACAGAAGAGTCATATGAGCTGCCTTCTCGCTCGAAATCTTCTGCACCGGATCGGTCTCCGACGGAAGAGCGACGATGACGAGCGAAGTTCTGGCGTCAGTCGCGTGCTTCAGTCCCACCATGTCGTCGACGAAGTTGCGGTTGCCGCCATGGGGTTGGGATCGACCCATGCATATCCCTCCCTCACGATGTTCAGTCGTACTTCGAGTTCCCTGATCTGCTCGTTGTGGGATTCGATGACGAAAGACGTCTGGGGAGGATCGAACATCAACCTCACACGCAGGTAGACGTACGTCTTGACCATATTCAACAACTTGTCGGCGGAGGGAAGAATCTGGTCTGTGTAGACCGGGGAATCCTCCGCCTTCATCTGCCTCACTCCGAGGAAATCATCCCACGTTGGCGTGGAATCCTCGATCATGAAACCATCGGTCGGTCCGATACCCAGCTGAGTGAGCACAGAGAGAACCGTGTTGACATGCATGATGATATCGGGATCGAAGCTCGTATCGAGCTCGGCGATTCCGATGATCTTCTTCACGTTGGTGAGGATGCTGTCAGCCACGTGGGATACCTCCCTTCAGATATGGCAGACTCAGCGCAGGAGTCGGTTGACCTCAGTCTGGACGGCCTTGGCGTTGTACCCGGCCTTGGTGAGACGAGAGACCCGGTCCGGACCGTTGCCCCACTTCTGGTCGATGACCTCCTTGGCCAGCTCGTGAACCGACTTCCTCGGAGCGGGCTTCTTGGTCGTACCGGTACCGGCCTTGAGCAGACGGTTGACCTCGACCTGGACGGCCTTGGCGTCGTAGCCCTTCGCCTCCAGGTTCTTGACGCGAGTGTCGCCGTCGCCGTACTTCCCGTTGATGACGTCCCTGGCGACGTCGGTGTAGGACTTGGTCGGGGTGGTGGGGTTCGGGGCGGAGGGGTTGTCGGTGAAGTGCTTGTACTGCTTCTTGACCTCGGCGAGGACCTTGCTCCGGATCGAGTCCATGAACGGACCGGGGCACGCGGTGGCCGACCAGTCGTGGTGGTAGTGGACGTTGTCCTTCGTGGGCGCCGTCTTGATCACCTTGGCGAACAGCCAGCCCGCGAGACGAGCAGCCTCCTTCCACGTGACCTCGGCGACCTCCCAGTCGGGGGCGAACGTCTCGTTGGCCATCTCGATGGATATGGTGGACTCGTTGCCCGCGCGGTTGCCGACGGCCCAGGCGTACTCCTGCACCTGAACGTACTGAGCGACTCGCCCGTGAGCGTCGACGTCGAAGTGAGCCGAGGCCGGTCGCGTCTTCCAGACGGAGAGGACGCCAGCGTGCGTCAGGTTGCCGCCGTTGTGGTGGAAGGTGACGGAGGTCTTCTTGAACTTGGTGTGAGTGACGTGGTTGGTGGCACTCAGCGCGGCGATGAAGTCCGCGACGGTCTTGTCGTAATTGATGGTCGCCATGAAGGCCTTCCCTTACCAGAGTTTCGTATCGCCGGGCTTTCGTTCGACGGGAGGCTTGGGAAGAAGTCTCTCGTCGCCGAAGTGAATGGCGTTGTGGGTTCGAAGAGTTACTGCTATCAGGAACTCAGGATCCAAGATGCTCGGATCCCCTTCCTCGATATCAGCTACGGTCATCGGGTTCATGTGATGGATGTAGATCGAGTCGTGAATGTCGAAACCCTCGACCCCCATGTCGCATCCGTTGTCTCGGACGATGACGTGGTGTCGAATGTTCCGCCACTCTCTCGACGTGTAGAAGCCTTGGTTCATCCATCGATCAAACCCGAAGGTTGATTGACCGACTTGACCGCGAAGAGCGAGGTACCTGAAACGTTCCTCGAAGTTCTCGATCTTGCGGAGCTCTGAGTACGACCTATTCCTCATAGCCGTACTCGGGTTCTTGCGCGACTCCGCTTTGGTACGAGCGCATGGCAGTGATCGCCTGCGCGGTCAGCTCTTCCATACGAGCTTGAGATCCGAGCGACTCGATCTTGGCCATCTGAAGCTTGACTTCAGCCTCAAGCCTTTGCTGTTCGAGACGTTCACGAGTCGATCCGAGCTTGAGGAAGTGAACTGTCTCGGTTGCTGAGGCCGTACCGTCCATGAGTCGCTGTTCCACAAGGTCGTGAGCCAGCGAAACCAACTGATTCTCTCGACCTTCAGGAGTGGTAGCCGGGGCGGTTCGTCTCGAAGGCCCAGGCGTTGGTACCCGAGAGTGATTGACCACAGTTCACGACTCCTTTCAGTGAGTTCAGGATGGGTTTGGTGTGGCTTCTGAGGCGCCTGAGGGGTAAAAAGCTGCAGAAAAACTCCCGCCGGGGATATTTTTAGGAGGCGGGCGATGCAGGAGGGGGGTCATTTTGGGAGACCCCTCCCCCCGGTCACGCAAAAATTTTGAATCCATGTATCTGGAGTCTGGATGGCCAGAGGTCGGCTGAAGTTTTCCGGGATCGCGAGGGGGAAGCGCAACCCACACAGAGAACTCCAACCGACCTCTGACCGGTCAGGGTGTCGAAGGCTCAGACTTCTTTGAGGCCTCGACGGTTTTGTACTTGGCTTCGGTAGCAGTGACGATTACTTCCAAGAAGTCGTCAATGCCATCCTCTATTGCTTGACTCTGCACCGCATCAGGAAGTTCGTGAGAACTCCATACGAATCGAGCAAGCATTGCCGTGGTGTTGTAGCCCAGCGCTCGGTCATAGGCATCCCACTCTTCCCATTGTGTGAATGGATCGAATGGGTTGTCCTCTGTTGTGAGCATTCGTTCAGCCATGACAATCACTTCCCACTCAGCATGGACACTAGAGTGGACACCGAGATTCCCAGATGATCGGCTACCTCAGCCTGGGTGTAGTCGCTACGAAGAAGCGTGACAGCACGATCCTTCAAGGCCGGATCATGGATCGCTGCCTCACGAGGCAGAGCCAGCTCTTTGAGCTTGTCCGTGTCGGTGTTATCCAGGATGTCCTTCAGTTTGCTAGGACTGATGGCTCCTGCTTGGATTGCTTCCCACTCTCGAGGTGAGATCACGATTGGACTCTTCTTAGCCCCAACCCTGAGTCGTGCTTCCTCTTGAGCTCTCGACTTCGCCTTCTTCTTGTCGCCTTCGCCCATGTCTGGATTGGCTTGGACTTTCTGGCGATAGATAGCATTCCCAATGATCTGAGCCTGCCGTTCGAGGGGTGCGTTCCTGAGGGCCAGGTTCAACGCTCCATCGAGGCGCTTGACTTCTGGGGCGTACGTCTTTGCCGCAGAGGGGGAGCGTTCGATGGGCTTGATCGAGAGAGTCTCTAGACGAGCCTTGTTAGCCAGGCCCTTCATTGCGTTCGAATGATCCGCATAGATCTTCTCGATCGGGGTGGGGTTCGGTGACATGAAGTCGCGTGCGTCATCAGTAGACGCCAGCTTTGCAACCTTCTCCATGATCGGAACCATCTTGCCCGTTTGCACGTACACACGCTTTCCGGTTTCGGGGTCGGTAGGACCACCGTCCTTGGCAGACCTGAGTTTGGTCTCAGGCTTCATGTTGCCCGTGGGTACGTACACAAGCTTGCCAGTGGCACGGTCGATAGGACCGCCGTCCTTCTCAGAACGAAGCTTCCTCTCAGGGATCTCGATCTTGGCGTTGGCGCCAGAGTTAGAGATGACGGTGGATGCGCCACCATTCTTCTTCTGGTACTTCCTCACCAACGCAGTGATGCCGTTGTCGATGGCCGACTGCTGATAGTCGAGATGGTGCTTCTCAGCATCGATCACAACCATCGAATGCTTGACGGCACGCTCGATCTCAGGGAACGTTGCGCCACCAATGGTCATGTCGGTGATGAGGTTCGACACCTTACCCATCTCGATGCCCTTGGTTCGAGCAGTCATGACAGGGACGTCTTCAGGCAGCTTGTACATCTTGGGGTCGAAGTCTTTCAACCCCTCAAGCGGTGGGCTGTTCTTGATGTGTCCTTGCCTGTTCGGAATTACCAGAACAGTGTCGCCATCGAAGTCCGCACCAGACAGTCGCTCAGCGACCTTGGAGTGGATACCGATTGCGTCACGACCCGATGGCCCGATGAGACGCTTACCTTCAGGGTTACGGTTGTTCACCACAAGCTCAGGGATCTCGAACGTTCCACCATGAGGGAACCGAACCAGAACTACGCTCTCACCGTTATTGAAGGTGGGCGCGTACACTTCTTTCTCAGTCAACGAATTGACCGGAAGGATGACCTTGGTCGCCTGCCTCGGCATGGCAGCAGCCTTCAGATGCACA